TTTAAATCATTATTCATGTATCAATATTATAATAATGTTGCTTTTATTATTTTACCATGTAAAATTTGTTAGTTTTACCATATAAAGTATTTTGGCCATATAACAGTATTTTTACCCATATAACAGTATTTTGGCCATACTTTTCTTAAAAGTATATATATAAATGAAACTAGTCATAAAAACTGTTCTTTTCAATTTTATATGTATTTTTATATTTGGACTTATTTATTGGTTTTTAACAGACCAATTTGTTAGAGGAGAATTTTTTTCAAAAAATAATAGCAGTGTACCTGAATTAATAGATCATTTATTTTTATCTACAACCCTTCAAGCAGGCGTTGGCTTTTCTGATTTATACCCGACAACAAACTTTACCAAATCTTTAGTGATACTTCAGCAATTTATAATGATTAGTATTAATGTATTTATGATATATATATTTAACGTGTAATAAAAGTATTAAGTATAAAAGAATAAGTATAAAAGAATAAGTTTATATAATTATATAAATTATATAAATATAATAATTTAATTACTATATTTATGAGAATAGTTAGCATTGATGTAGGTATTAAAAATTTAGCTTATTGTATTATGGAATCGTCATCAACTGATAATTCATTTAATATAATTAAATGGGATGTAATTAATTTATGTGGTGAAGAAATGAAGTGTAATTGTCAATTGATTGAAAAGGTAGAAAAGGTTAAAAAAAATAAAAATGGTATTAAAAAACCTGTTGTTGATAAAGTAGACAAACTGTGTACTAAAAAAGCGGTTTATTCTAAAAATCAAAACTATTATTGTAAAACCCATGTTAAAAAACAAGACGACTTTATTATTCCAACTAGTAAATTATCTATTAATAAATTTAAAAAGATGAAATTAGTAGAGCTACAAGAACTGTGTGTTAACTATAAAATAGAGTATCCAGTTGGCTGTAAAAAAGAAATCATGGTATCCAAAGTACTTTCATATATGCAAAACAAATTTTTGGATACTATAGGCAAACAATCAGCCAATGCTATGACACTTATCGATGTGGGCATCGCTATCAGAAAAGAAATGGATAAACTACCTTTAATGCTCAGCGTAGATCGGATTATTATTGAAAACCAAATTAGCCCTATTGCTAATAGAATGAAGACAATTCAAGGCATGATTGCGCAATACTTTATTATGAATAATAAGACTGATATAGCATTTATATCTTCAGCCAATAAGTTGAAAGCTTTTACAAAACCTTTGGTTGAGGGTGAAGAAAAAATAAAAACCACCTATGCGGAAAGAAAACAGACTAGTATTAACATCACATTAAATTTATTGGAAAATTCTATAAATAGCGAATTTAAACACTTCTTCTCTACTCATAAAAAGAAAGATGATTTAGCTGATTCTTTTTTACAAGGAATATGGTATTTAACAAAGCAGTCATAATACCGTATATTTTGGCCCTTAGTTTTTGGTCCAACCTTTTTCCAAAAGGTTGTTTTTGGCTCAACCTTTCCCAAAGGTTGATATATTTAGCCGCGTAGTGCTTAAAGTTAAAATTTATAACTTTAACATAATACTATTAATGGCCGATTTTAAACCGGAAGAGATTGAAATCATTTCTTTAAATGATTCCCCTGTTATCAATTTAAATAAAAGTGATAGAAGGTCAGGTGGAGCGGTTAATTTTGGCAGCGGCATTGAGCTGCTCATGAATGAAAAACGTAAAAATGACGGGTCAAAAACCCCGCCAGGTGATATTGATTTAGGCGATTTGACAGAACTGGAAAATGAGCTGAATGATTTATCTAAAAATATTAATACTGAAAATGAACCTAGAAATATGCGTATGAATTCTAAATCAGACATGTTTAAGCAAGCCTTTAGTTCCGGGTCAGCCAATGTAATGAAACTCAATTCGCACGATGATGATGATAATGACGATAATATAAAACTAAATATTGATACCGATTATGATAATATTAATATTGGAAAAGCAACTTCGTCCGCAGCTGGAGGTGGTAGCGGCGACCAAAAAACGTGGGATGGCTTCGGCAAATTCAATAATATTCCAGTCAATCCGGATAAACACATGTCCGATAAACCGAAAATGACAGCAGAAGAATTATTACTGGAAAAATTCAAGATTTTGCGAAAGTTGGAAGCGATTGAAGCCAAGGGTGCTAAGCTAACCAAGAAATATACGATGGAATCCTCTCTTGCTGAAATGCAAGGGGAATATGAATTGATTATATCTGAAAAAGAAAAAACCAACAGCTGTAAATTTCAGGGGCGCATGTTGATGGCCGCAGTGACCGGGCTAGAATATTTAAATAACCGGTTTGATCCGTTTGATGTAAAGTTAGATGGTTGGGCGGAACAGATGAATGAAAATATTGATGATTATGACGAAATTTTTGGTGAACTCCATGAAAAATACAAATCTAAAGCTAAAATGGCGCCTGAACTTAAACTCTTGTTCCAACTCGGTGGGTCAGCTATCATGGTACATATGACGAATACGATGTTTAAATCCGCGATGCCCGGTATGGATGAAATTATGCGGCAAAATCCTGAACTGGCACAACAATTTACACAAGCCGCTGTAAATACAATGGGTCAGAGTAATCCAGGGTTTGGAAATTTTATGGGCAATTTTATGCCGGGAGGCAATAATAATGGCCATAACAATAATATGCCACCACCGAATACCATGCGCGGACCGCCACCACCACCTGTACAAACTCAAACAACCAAAAGCCAGCGTACCAACATGCCTAGCAGCCGCCCCGATTTAGCGAGAGCCAGACAAGATGACGGAATTAATATTGAAGAAAATTTTGGTCCTTTTGGAAAACAACCAGCCGAACGGTCGTCAAGACAACAGCAGCCACAGGCACAGCAGGCACAACAGGCACAGCAGGCACAGCAGGTACAGGCACAAGGACAAGCGCAGCAGACCCGTCCTGAAATGAAAGGTCCTACTGATATTAGTGATTTTTTATCTGGTCTTAAAACCAAAACTGTAAGTATTAATAATAATAATCCTCAAAAAAGTAATGTTACATCTATTGATTTGAATAATTTTAATGAATCCATGACCATAAAACGTCCAGCAAGTGACAAGCCGATTAAACGAAAACAAAAAAGTGATAAGAATACAGTAAGTTTGGATTTTTAAACAACCTTTTGGGAAAAGGTTGCACCAAAACACGTGAGCGAAATATCCAAGCGAAGCAGGTTCAATCCAAGCGAAGCAGGTTCAATCCAAGCGAAGCATATCCAATCTCAATAGAATCGAATTTAATATATTTTATAATAAATATATTAAATATAATATAGTTACATTAATCGATGTAGTATCATTGTAGTAAGAGCGAATAAACTGCCGCCCCATAGTGTATCTAGTATAACTGCTGTCATTCGCCATTTATTAAATAACGTATAATTGGTCGTCTCATAAACACCATAAATAACAACACCTAAAATAAACGCATCCATCGCTGTTTTTTTCTGATTAATAATAAAATAATTTAATCCGTAAATGAGTAAAATGTAGCATAATATAGCACCTATAAAATTAAATTTAATTGAACTCCCTTGAATATCATGAATTATTTCATTGAAAAACTTATTAAATGTAGTTAAATATAAAAAATCTAGACATATAAAAATAACACTACTTAAGAAAATTTGTCTAAGATTCATTTAATGTATATATAATAATAATATATTTTAATAATATATATATTAACTATGGCTTTGCCGGGTGAAACTAAAATTCAAACAGTAGAAAGGTTGATATCAACAAAAAGTTTTGACCCTGTCATTGTGAATGAACAAAGTAATTTTATAATGACAACATATTGGTGGGGGCGCAACAATTTAAATATGAATACAGCTCGCCCTTGTAATAATTATTATGAACGTCTGCTAAAATTAACAACCAATTTATGTTTAAAAGTTTTAAATACAGTAGGTGGTACATATAAAACAAAAGTTTACAATAATCTAGAAAATAGCGTTATTGAATTAGAGCCCTTTAAAAAGATGATTCGTGACCAAGCCATTAAATATAATGTTTCGATTTATGAGCATTTAAATTTAACGACAAAAGGCAAAGAATTTCCTCAACTTGATCAAGAGGCTATAGAAAAATTGGAAAAATTAAAAGGTGAGAATATAAATGAATCAGCCAACCGAACCCCGGTAGACTATGAGTATAAAAATATAGAATACACGAGTAGAATGTTAACACTCATAATGAAACACGCGATTAAAATTTCAAAACATATTATGATTGAACTGTTTTTCGCCAAAAAACAATTACATGCGTTAGTTTTACAATTTAATAAAGCCCAATCGGATAACAGTTTAACAGAAGCATTGAAAGCCACGTTTAAAACAAATTTAAATGAACAATCGGACAAAGTAAATAGACTTGATAATGCTATAAAATCTATTTTTAAAGCACCCATCACTACAAAATTTATCACAGAATTAAATCGTACCGTGACCACTACATTTAAAACACCTGCGATTGATTATGATTATCCCGACGAATTACAAGAATATAAACAAAGCGGGTTATCGATTTATGGGATATTAAATAAAGAATTTCAATTCGTAATGCCTATAAAATATGCCCAAATGATTCTGAACTGGGAAGAAGAATGTAGAAAAAATAATTGTAACTACATGACAGTGGAATATCCTGAATTTAATGAGCCTGGCGGTTATCAACTGGCTATAAATGCGAAATGCTTTTACATTAAAAGAGCACTGCAAGCATCGGGAAGACGGTCTATCGTCTATATTGATGGCGACATGTTTGTGCGTAAATATCCTGAAATATTTGACTTGAAAGGCATTGATTATATGGCACGCTGCTGGGGCATGGACCCGCGTTCCTCATCTAATGTTGCCGATTCTATTTTATATGATCCTTATACGTTTGAAACATCTGGCGGTATTATGTTTTTCTCTCAATCTCCTGAATCCTATATGTTATGCGATTTATGGAATAGTGAAACTAGAAAACCAGCACAGGCAGGCAAAGCAGATGATAGAATTATATCTCTGGTAATAAATTCATATAAATTATTATTGAGTATGAAAATACTACTACTGCCGATTGAATATTTATGGCTTTCGTTGGATTATGATGCTCGGTTAATCTCCGATGATGAGATTTATTACATTGCAGAACAATACAAATACAGTTCCGAAATAATGAAACATTCCATTTTTATTGAACATCCCGAGTGTTTAACCAGTGAAGATACTGCTACGGGCGCGGGTGCTGCTTCGGACAGAACACCCAAATATTATTCATTCTTGTATGAAAATAATGACCCTGTTTCCGAGTCTTTTCACGAATATATAAATTTTCCTTCAAAAGCATTTGCCGAAAATGTATATGGTACGTATCTAGAGTTTATGAGTAATACGTATTATATAGATGATGGTAATACTGTGCTGGAAGACAAGGGTTTCGTTAATCCTGGTGGACCTAGTGAAGATAATGAACAACCTTTATATGTAACTAAATATGATGCTAAATATGGTAACACGAAATATATAAATCAAAGAAAATATCCTGATACAAGATATAATGATGTCGCAATAC